CATCACGTTTGATAATAGCAAATCCAATGTGATCAGAGATGAACATTTCCTCAGTTTGGTTTTGTGGGTTTCTTCTTCTTTCTGTGGTCATTCCACGGAAAGTTAAATAAACCATACAGAACTCAGGAGATAAGAATACAACCTGACCATTAGGAGGAATGAATGTATCAATATCAAACACATCAGGTACACCTGCAATAGATCTGATAGTGCTCAACGTTCTTACACCGTCAAATCCTTCAAATCTATCAATGCTGGTGATGTCAATGTTTTCATCCTCAGTAGCGATCAATCTCGTGGCTGGCTGTCTTAGCCTATCCATACGAGTGAATATTCTCTTAAGGTCCTTAAAGGTGATTCCATTTCCAATATCATCAACCCCAATTACAGGAGCTGATTCCAAACCACCAGCTTGCTCACCGTTAATCAAAACGTCTAAAGCCAGGGCATCAGAACTGATAGACATATCATTTCCAATCTCTCCAAGAGCGATAAAGAACAAGTCAAGGTTTGATTTCAATATAACTTCATCAGTTAGATTGAATCCAGCACCAACTTTTCTTACATCCGCTTCTTTCTGACCAAACTGAATGGAAGTAAAAGGAATGTCAGCACCCTCATTGATAATGCTAGGGTTACCATCACCTCGTCTAATTTGAGGCATCTTGATAGACGTAGCATTTGGAATGGTAACTGATGCAGCAACCCAATTCTGCCATAATGCAGAATGCTCATAAGAGGTACGAATAACAGAGTTAATCACCTCCGGCAACAAGAACCTGAATTCAGGGTTGAAAGTACCTGAATTTGTAGGAGAATTTCCGAATGATGTAGGATCATGGTTAACCATAAGGTCTTCCATTCCTTTGGCCGTAAGATTTCGTACACCTAGTTTTTCAGCAAGATTGTACATACTCATGGACTTAGTGCTAACTCCAAGGTTTGCAAGAAACTGCTTAGTGTCACACTTATAGAACTGATCTATAGCTTCATCTAACATGATACCAGTTGATGGAAGTTTGTTGCCATTCCCATCATCCATATTTCCAGACCTTAGATCTGTCATGAACTTCATTAGGTCTGGTACAGTTTCCTCAACTGTATGCCTTACGTCTTTGTGACTTTCAACACCGGAACCACCATTTTTCAGGTTAAGGTTGTGCTTTTGAACTCTTTCAAGTGATAGTTTATTCATTCTAATAATTTTTTATGCAACAACAAACGGCTGCTTTAATGAGAAAATTTCTACTTCTTCTGTGTCTTCCCCACCTACTTTAACAACTCCATCAGCAAAATGTGTTGACGCTGCTGCCACATAGTTAGGTACATCATCAGCATTAAATGTGCCGTCTTGTCTTACGAGTGCTCCGGCTGCTAGTGCGCCTCCTTTAGCTGCTCCAAGTAAGATGGCACTTGCATTTGCCAATACTGTTACTTTTTTTCCGCTGTCTCCACCAACAACGACTTTGCCTATCGGCAAATCAGTTGCTGCCGTTACTACACCTACAGTGTTGTCTGCGGTCATTTTTACCGAGGCCCCTGCCTTTAGGTCTTCTGCTGCTGATAGGGTTGCATAAATTGCGCTATGCTCCTTATTAAGAACAAGGGTCTTAGATGCTGCGTGAATACTACCTGTTGAATCCATTATTGTTGTTTTTATTTAAAAAGAATATTTTGAGCCATTGCATATCTTTGATCTCCATCAAAGTCATTGTTTTCACCTTCATCGCCTTCGGAATCATCCTTAGAGCTTCGGAAGTTTATTTTTTCGCTATCACAATCTTCACATTTTGCAGTGAATTCATTGATAAGCTTACCTCCAAACATTTCAATCTTAGCTTCTAAGGCATCAACGTCTGTAGTCTTATTGATTTCATTTACAATAACCTCTTTGGCTTTATCTCCATGAGATTTTTTGTAAAGTTCAACCGCTTGCTTTTGTAGGTCTGTAACAGACTTATCAAATAGCTTAGATTTTTCTAATACGGAAGAAAGATTAATTTGTTCTTCAAGCTCAACACCTTCAATGTTTATATTCTTGTAAGAATTAACCTTATCTTCAAGGGTTTTCTTTTCACCTTTTAGGGTTTCTACCTTTTGAGAAAGGGCATCAAAACCCTGCTTATCTTCCTTTGTTACAAAAGTGAAGTTCTCAAGTAATTCTGGATTAATTTCCTCAACTTTTTTACCAAGTTTTTCGGATAATTTTAATAAGACTTCATTCATTTCTTTAGATTTTTTTGGTGGCTTTACAGATTTGCCCTTACTCAAACTTAGTGAATAATCTGAAAACTCACAATTTTCGACAATATATTTTCGCTCTTTATCATATAACGCTTTCAATGGGTCTTTCTTAAATTCGCTTATTCCCATGATATTTTCACGGCTCAAAGCTTCATTTTCTTCCACCCCATCCATGTCCACAAATATGATTCTGCCCTCTTCATCTAGTATTCCTGCATAAGGGTCAGCACCTAACCACACAAATGAACTTTCGTAATAATCAACTATCCTAGTGACAATCTTACGTACTACTTCTCCATCTATCTTGTCTCCAAGATGCCACATAAAGTCCATGGGGTCTTCAAATTCATGTGATGGCTCCCATTCAAACAAAACCGTCACACTAGATGATTTTATATACGGAACAGGGGAAGAAAGTTTTCGTGCAATGTCAGGAAATAATTTTCTGTCAATTACAAAAGGTGCATTTATTCCGGCAGGAACTGATATTCCTGACTCGGTAGTATGGCCTGTATCCCATATAGGTTCACCAATAAATCCAACCTCATTACCTACTGACATGTTGTGGTTAGTATACGCTGGCTTATTCCTCATTAAGGGCATGGAATTTCTAAGCATAGCCTCATTAGTGAAGTCTGTTGCTTTCCATGATCCGGCCCCAACCACCGCTGCGGATAGCTGCCTGAATGGAAATTGTATTAAGTCCCCTTCTTCAATCACAGTAGGAAGGTCCTCAGGTTGAATTGAAACCTCTCCATCCATTGCATAGGACATATACCTATCAAACTTTTCAGGATTTGATTCTTTAACTCTTTTTAAGAACTTGTTTGTCTCTCCTTTACGAAGTGCCTGGCTGATATCATCAACTATAATTTTCTTGCTATAGTCAACAACTCCGTTGTCTATTGGGCTTCTAAGAACTATTTTATCTCTATTTGCCATCAGTTTAAATTTATTACAAAGTTATATTTATGACTTATTTGTGATTTCCTGTTACCGGAATTAAGAGCATATATTACAACTATGCTCTCTGACTCATTCAATTTAATAATTTCATGGACATTTATCATAACACTGCTACTATTGATCCTTTACAGTGTGGATGATATGCTGGCACATTAACCCCTGCATTTTGAATATCATTAGAAGAAAAACCTCTAAACGTATCTATATCAATGCTAGTAGCAAATGGAGATATATTTGGTACGCTTTGTGGCCCTGATTTCAACTGCCTTTCCATGCTTGTTTTTGCGTTTGATATTTCAAGCTTCATACCGTCCATGTGTGCGCACCATTGGCATGTATTGGAATCAAGAACCTCAACCACTTCATACTGTGAAACCTCCGCTTGATCCATAAATTTCACGGAAGCAAAGCTTCTGGATTTGTTCATAGTGGTTTCTATAATACGTCTGATCTTATACTGCTCCAAATTAAGCTGGTTTGAGAAATCATTCGTAAAATCCTCAACAGCCGGACTATCTGGACCAATAGGCAACTCGTCATTTTCAAATTTGAAAGCAATCCAATCTTTTACTCTACGAATAGTATCATCGTCAGTTATGAATTTACCTAGATAAAATCTATCTATGGACTTAAGGAACTCAATCAGTCTTACATCTTGTGCGTCCAGTAACCCTTCTGGTATCTCAAAAAAGCTTTCTGTTTTCTTGAAGTTTTCGGCCTTAGTAAACACGCTATCATCCTTCCTAAAGAACTCATAAACACCGCTTACATACTTTTCAATTTCATCTTCAATTTCATTGGTGAAAAACTCGTTCCACGGTGTTAGGGCTGCGAATAATACAGCATCTTCCCATTGTCTTTTTGAGGTAGTCTCATTAAAATTTTGAGTTCTTTTTTTAAGTATCTCGGATGATTGCTTTGAGTACTTAGAATATTGTGATCTTACAGAGTTTACATACCTACGATTTAATTTAGTAAGCGTTTTATCTTGAAATTCTGTGGTTTCTATGAATGAATCTTGCGATAAACAACCTTCTGGGACATAGTAGTTAAACTCAGTGTGATGCTTACCGTTCTTTTTTAACAGTGCATCTATAGTTGACCTCATTTCTATCTGCTCACCATCATCTGTTTCATTAGGATCTTCTTCTCCATTTGGCGTTGGGCTGTTTGATGATGCTGCTATACTCCCAGGAAAAGCAGGTTCCTCATAATCTAGTTCTTGTGCTGCCTGAGTTTGGTCAATAATACCTTCATCTCTTTTCTTAATAACGTTTTCAATTTTTATCTTATCAGACTCAGCATCTTTCTTCTGATCGCTTATAAGAGGCTTGTCAAATTCTACCTTTACCATTCCGGGGTTAAATCCTGCCAGAACCAGCTCTGTTACAAATATATCCTCAATAGCTCCGGCCACTAACCTCTGGAATGATTCTATCTGCTTAGACATCTTAGCGAGAATTACCCGACCAAAAGTCTCAGTGGTGCTAAAGTTTTCACCTAACATGTTAGGATCCTGCTTTAGGCCGTTAAATACCAGTGACTTTATAATCTTCATTATAGACTCACCGTTTTTAAGGTCAATGTCATTTCCTGACACCTCAAAATTATGCACACCTTCTAATCCTACTACAACACCATTGCCCATAGCTTCTTCTGCTCGTGGTGTGGTGTCATCTATAACCTTTTTTAAACGATCGGAATATGCGCTATCCGATTCATTTGCTTTCCTCTTAGGTTGTTTAACCATCACGCTCAAAAATCCAAGCATCCCCACCCTCTTGATCATATTAGAAAAAGAGTCAATGGCTACCTTTTCAAGTACAAGATCCTCTAGTGCTGAAACAAACCCAGGTATACCATACGGCTCAGACTTAAACCTCTTTAGAGCCCTATATGAGTATGTATTGGTGTTTAATTTCACATAGCTATTAGAAGTGTCTTTTTTGTTGAATATGGCATTGTTAGGAAGTTGAATGGGTGCATGTCTGTTGGTTTCTCTATCAAACGAAAATCGAACATTCTTAGGGTTAACTCTTACTAATACATCTATTCCACTAAGATTTCTTTTCGGGACTTTTTCGTATGATAAAGCCCCGAATGTTCCAGCCTGTGAAAACAAATCCCTAATCAATGAATCCAGGCCGTCACTATGTTCGTACCACGAATCCTTAACCATGTTCAAATGCCTACGCATTAACTCTTGTTGACTATCGGGTACATTCTCACTGAATGAAACCTGGTAATCTGTATAAGCCAGCGAGGTAATGTTTTCTAGTGCGAAAGAAACGTGCCTGTCATAGATAGTAAGGTTCTCAATTAATTCAAGTAGGTAAAAAGGAAACTTTGAACTAATTGGAATAGTAGCATTCTTAAATAATGCATCTAAGTTTTCTGGCACTGATGAACGTCCAGTTCCAGGTGCTATCTCAACTTGATCTGATGATGATATGTAGCTGGATTGCTCAGAGTATACTTCTGATATTATTTCAAGGTCCCTAGATGTATAAGGTGCTTTCTGCTCACTTTTTTCAAAGTTACCGTCTAAATTTAGAAAATCAGGCATAATTAATTTTTGGTCATGTTCAAACCTATATTAAATAATAGTAAATAATAATAGGTTTAACGCTAAAAACAAATATAGCGATTTATTTTTTGTTGCGGACCATGTGCTTTGAAACTACTCTTAGCCTATCTATATAAGGGGTGTATGAATCTCTGTAGTGATTGCTTTCCAATGCCTTAATGTGTGATTCAACCATCTTTTTAGGGTCGAGACAAACAGAGCATTTATCTATTCTTATCGGTTTTTCTGGAATAGGGTTATTATCAAAAAAGGCTTTCATTTTATTAAACTCTGCTTTGTTCATGGCTACAATCTACTTTTTGAGAACCCATTTTCATAGGCCCACTTAGGGTTTAATTCTATATAGTCATGGCAGAATCTACAAGCCGGAACAAAGTGCCTTACATCTACCAGCAGGGTAATTTCATTGTCTCTTGCCCACTGATCAGCATATCCTACTTTACCCTTTGAGTGGTGAATATCCTCTGTCTTATAGGTGCATTCAGGTCTTTGTACGGAACAAAATGGATTGTCTTTTTTGTACTTTTTGGCTAAGATTCTGTATTCACTTATGGCCTTAGACTGTTTTTTTGTTATGGAATGGATTCTGTATGATGGGTCTTTTTTTATTGGGGTCCTCTTTAGGGTATGCTTCTTCTTTTTCTTTTCTTGATATTGCTTTAGGTCTTTATGTTCTTGGCATAGGCACCAAAATCCTACTTGCTCTATCTCTTTAACCTTATAGCAGTGATCACATATTCCTTCCATGTTTCTTTTCTGTTTCTACAATTGCCCTAAATATATTGTATGCGACTTGCGGTACAATCGCATTTCCGTAAGCCTTTATTGATTCGTTTCTCCATTTTGGAAAGGTGATTCCGTCCAATTTGTTGGGAAGCCCATCATTTCCGCCACAAATCGGGGATTGAGTTGGGAAGTTTTGCCATTTTTCGATGTTATGTAGTCCGGTAGACTGTTCGTTTCGTTTCTGCCTTTCTCCTTTAGCTTCTCTGGAGTCACCGATTCTTTGTAGTCCGATGCTATTGGTGTTGGAATCATTCCTTTCCAATCCAGAAAGTCGATTAACCCGTTAGCTCCCGGCTCCCCGCTTTTCCTTTCTCTCAATCCCGTTGCGCCTCTCTCCTTTAACTTCTGAACTCTTCCCGGGTGGTGTATTTCGTTGCCTAGTGGAGTTGGTAATAATCCTTGTTCTCTCAGTTCGGTCTTTAGGCATTTCCCTCCCTGTACAAAATCGGTTTTCCTGTCGCTGCCTGTTAGTGGCGTGGGCAACAAACCATATTCGATCCCTCCTGTGGGGAGCGTTGACGGCACAAGCTGGAAGTAATACCGGTTGTACTTCGTACCCCTCAGCTTCCAAGTCAACTTGCACCTCGTTGAAAACCATCCCTCCATTCCAACTAAGCAAGCCAGAAACGTTTTCGCCCACGACATATTCGGGTTTAATATCTCGAATTGCTCTAAGCATCTCCGGCCAGAGATGTCTATCGTCTTCTTTGCCAAGTCTTTTTCCTGCTGATGAATACGGTTGGCAGGGGAATCCTCCTGTGAGGATGATTTCATCGTTTCTCCAAGAGCTTCCGAATCGTTTTGAAAGTTCAATATTAATTGTTTCATAGGTTAAATTATGTATATCTCTATGGTGATAAGCGTTAGGGAAATGGTACTCTAAAACCTTGTTTGGGAAATCAGATATTTCACACGTTACATAAGTTTTCCACCCCATCCATTTAGATGCCAAACTAAATCCTCCAATGCCTTCAAATAGTCCTATATGGATCATATTGTAATTTTCTTAATTAGTGATTGCCCTTATTTAAGTTTTTACGTGAAATGTTAAATAGTGGATTTTTTATTATACCTAAACCTGGTGAAATGTATAATGGCCATTGGTTTTGAAAAGTCATAGCCCTTAAACCAGTCTTTAAAATCTTGAAGACTAAGACCGTCATTTTTAGCCAACGTTCTTATATCAGTTATTTTAGGCATTTGGTAGTTACCAACCCTCTCAAATTCAAGCCTTTCAATTCCAATTCCGTGACTTTTATCAAATCTAAATATTTATCTTTGCTTCGAGTTATAAGGCTAATCCTCCCATTTTTTACTTCTCTAGGTCCCTAAGTTCTTTTTTGGTTTCATTTTGAAGATCACGGCTTACTTGTTCCGGCAAACGACCATACTCTTCTGGATGTTCTTGCTGTAACTTCTGCCTGGACCTCCTTATGCTTT